GATCGCGCTCCATCCAGCGGTGCCTCTGAAAGACAAACTCGTCGCCATCAACACCTGCCTCGCGTACACGAAGACAAAACCGGTCACCAAGGCCGAGTTTGGCTTCAAACGGCCTGAAGATTGGCTGACGGAGGCTGTAGAAGCCTCCAAAGATGCCTGATCAAGCAGAGATTGACGCCTTATATAAGCGTCTCGCCGATGATTTCGAGTTTTGGGCTAAAACCTGCTGCAAAATCCGAACTAAACTCGGCACAATAGTCCCCTTCGAGCTGAACCGCGTACAGAAACGCTTCCTAGACAAAATCAATCGCCAGCTCGAAACGCGTGGATACGTCCGCATTGTGGTGCTTAAAGCGCGCCAGCAGGGCTTATCCACGCTCATCATGGCTTGGCAGTACTGGTGGGTAACCTTCCACAAGGCCCAAAAGGGTCTCGTGATGGCCCACGAGGCCGAGAGCACCTCGGCGCTCTTCGACATGTATCGGCGCTGCCATGACATGCTTCCCGAGATTATCCGGCCCGGCACGCGCTATAACTCGCGTAACGAGCTTACTTTCCCTAAGCTTCAGAGCGCTCTGCGTGTGGCTACGGCTGGCGGTCGCGGTGTGGCGCGTGGCGAAACACTTACGGTCGTCCACCTCAGCGAGGTCGCGTTCTGGCCGGTCGCGTTCGCGAACAACAATTTCGCGGGACTGATCAAAGCGGTCCCCCAGGTGTCCGGCACCGCCGTGTTCATCGAGAGCACCGCGAACGGCATGACCGGGAAATTCCGCGAGATTTGGACCGGCGCCGTCGAAGCCAAGAACGAGTTTGAAGCCTTTTTCAGCGCATGGTTTGAAAGCGATGAATACCGACAGCCCGTCCCCGACCGTTTCGTCCGAACCTTCGACGAGGTCGAACTCGCCAAGTACGCCAAGGCCAAATTCGGCATCACTCTGTATGATCAGCAGCTTCAGTGGCGCCGGATGGAAATCGCGCGCGATGGCGTCGACATGTTTCACCAGGAGTGTCCCGCCGATGCAGATGAGGCGTTTATCAGCACTGGCGCGCCTGTTTTCGACCCCGAGACAGTCAGCAAACGCCTGAGAACTGTAGGCCAACCTAAGGCCCGCTTCCTCGTCACCAACGGCTCGATTACCGAGAATACCGCGGGTGAACTCGCTGTCTACGTCGATTATCCAGAGAAGAATACATTGGGTCAGCACACTGGCGACCGTGTGCTCTCCTCCCCCGTGGAGACCTACGTTATCGGGGCGGATGTCGGGTTAGGTATTCGGCCTGACCCCGAAAGACGAAAGTCTGGCAAGGATTACTCCGTCGCTCAAATCCTCGACAGCAAAATGAACCAGGTAGCGGTGTGGCGGGGATACTGCCACCCCGACTACTTTGCTCAAATCCTCAAAACCCTCGGCCATGAATACAACGATGCTCTTATTGCTCCTGAGCGCAACAACCATGGTCTGCTTACTTGTGTACGGCTCCGCGATAGCCGGTACCCAAACATCTACACAGAAGAGGTGGAGGGGAAGCTCGATGAGGAAGACACGATCAGTATCGGCGTGCTCACGACCGAGAAACTCAAACCTCTGATGATCGATAAGCTCCGCGCGGCTCTGCGCAAGGGCGAGATTAAGATCAACGACATCACCACCCTCAAGGAAATGCTCTCCTACGTCGTGACGCCCACGGGGCGTATGGAAGGCGATGGAGACGCACATGACGATACCGTCATGGCCTTGGCGATAGCCACGCACATCCACGAGGGGATCAGCACTCCCACTCCCGTGGACGACGATTTCTATGTCGAAGCAATATGACCAAAATTCTTGACGACACATCGATCGTCACCCGCGTGTATCACAAAGCAATGGAGAGCGTCGGCTGGTTCGATAGCAAACTCTCCAAAGAACGCGAACGGATGGAGCAATATTACAATGGACAGCTCCCGAAGCGCACGAGCATAGGCTCGTCCTCGTTCGTCTCTACGGATGTCTATGACGCCGTAGAAATGCTCAAGTCGAACCTCCTGGAGGTGTTCTCCGGCTGCGATGACATCGCCCGGTTCGACGCTGACCAGGACATGGGTATCGATGATTGTGATGCGGCGACCCAGTACGCCCGCAACATCATCTTCCAGCAAAACGAAGGTTACGCAATCTTCTCCGACATCATCCATAACGGGCTGATCGCCCGCATTGGACCCGCCAAGGTTTGGTGGGAGAAAAAGATGGTCGAGGAGGAGCGTACCTTCGAGGGCCTCACTCTCGACGAGGTACACGGCCTCGCTGCACAGGAAGAGATCGAGGAGCTGGACGCCAAGATCGACCCGGAGAGCGGGGGCTTCAAGGGCTCCTACGTCCACCGGATCGACAAGTCCCAGGTCAAAATCCTGCAAGTGCCGCCCGAGGAGTTCCTCATCGCACCGCGGCTGGTGACCTTCGACAAGGAGCATATTGAGTATCTCGGCCATCGGACTTTGAAAACCAAGGCCGAACTCCTGGCGATGGGTTTAGATAAAGATAAGGTGTCGCAGGTACACTACGACGACGCCAAAGGTTTGGACCTGAGCCCCGAGGTCCTCGCGCGAAACGCGCCGATCGAGAGCCTACAGGCCCTCGACAACGCCGTGCAGCCCGAGGTCGAGAAGGTGATGCTCTATGAGAGCTACTGCACCTTGGTGCTCGACACTGACCGAGGAGCCCGTCTCTACCGCATCCTCCACGCAGGTTATCTCCTCTTTGAATACGAGGAGGTGGATGAGCACCCATTCATCGTCTATGTGCCCCTGCCGATCCCCCACCTCGCCATGGGTAATAACTTTGCCCTGCGAGTGGTGCCCGTTCAAAATGCACGCTCAGTTCTGATCCGCGCGGTCCTCGATCACGCAGCCATGACGGTTTCGCCCAGGTGGCAAGTCGTCAATGGCGGGCTCATGAACCCACGTGAGATGTTGGACAATCGCATGGGGGGTATCGTCAATGTGCGCCGGCCAGATACGGTCGCGCCATTGCAGGTGCCCAATCTAAACCCGTTTGTCTTCGAAATCCTCCAACTGCTCGAAGCCAACAACGAGAAAACCACGGGCGTCAGTTCGCTCTCGCAAGGCCTGAATAAGGATGCGCTGAGCAAACAGAATAGCCGAGGTTTGGTGGGCGACCTGGTGTCGCTCTCCACGCAGCGCTCCAAAATCGCTGCTCGAAACTTTGCGAACAATTTCTTCGTGCCGCTGATGTTCAGGGTCATTAAGTTGGCCATTTTGAATGAGAAGCAGCAGAAGATCATTGAGGTTGCCGGCAAGCCCATCAAGGTCGATGTGACCAAGTGGAGCGAGCGGCGCACCGCAACAGTCTCGATGCACCTCGGGTACGACGAGAAAGACGCGGCGGCACAGAAGCTCGGCACACTCTACAAAGAGCTGGCCAGCGATCCGTCCATCGCCACGATGTTCACGTCGCAGAACAGGTTCAACCTGATAGTCGATGCCGCGAAGATGGCTGGGGTCTCCACCATCAATCGCTACATCACGCCGCCCAATATGGTGCCTCCACCACAGCCTGATCCGCTCAAGACGCGCGAACTGGACATCAAGCAGACCACGGCGCAAGCCGCAATGCTTACTGCCCAGGCGAAGCAGACCGACGACGAGCGCCGCGCGGCCTACGAGGCCGGCAAGCTCCAGCTCGATCAAGTACGCGAGCAGGTGGGCGCAATGGAGAAAGACCGCACGCTCAACAGGCAGGACCTGGAGACGGCAGCCCGCGTGGATGTCGCCGACAGGCAGATGGCCTTGGAGGAGCAACTGCGGCCGCAAGAAATCCAGGCGAAAGCCGTGATCTCACCAAACCCATAAGAATGACGACATGGACCCAACCTGGCTCGACCAACTCCTCCAGTACATCAAAGGCCCCGGGCTCGCCAATGCGGCGGGCCTCGGCGGCGTCGCTGGAGCACTCAACCAAGGAGGCGCCTCGCCGACGGCGGGCCTCCCCAGCGTCCGCTCGCCTTCCATCGTCCCGCCCGCGGGGCAGATGGGGGCAGGCAAGTACGGCTCCCCATTCTCCGGCAGCTACGGGCTGAACCCAGGGGTCCCTCAAGGGCCCCCAACCAGCCCCGTGCAACTACCGGTCCCCGCGCAGACGCGCAGCATGGTCCCCGCAGGTCTCAATGCCCCGCCTGCGGCCCCTGGCGCCCCTCCGGGTGGCGTGCAGTTCGGCGCGCCCGCGCAGCCCGGCGGTGGCCTCCCAGCCCCGTATGGGCCAGGCGGAGCCGGCGGCGGCCTCCAGTCGCTTGGTACGGGCGCAGCCAGCCTCATGGGTAAGGGCGGCCCGCTCGCCGCACTCATAGCCGC